GATCGTTCTTTCAAGAAGAGCGACCAGCGCTACTGGAATATCGCCTGTCCGCAATGCGCTCACGAATTTGTTCAGACGTTCGACCTGCTGGTCATCAATCGGGATGATCCCGACAATAGTGTGCTGGGCTGCCCGGAGTGCAACTATCCGATTTCAGAGGCCGAGCGCGTTGCCGCTGTTCGGGCGGGGAGGTTTATCAAGTCACATCACGAGCCGGATCGCCATCCAGGATTTCACGTGGATGCGTTCATGTCGCTGATGATGTCCTATGGGGATATTGCAAAGGATTTCATTGCAGCCGAGGGCAAGGGTGAAACGGGCGAGAAGGATTTCAGCAATCTGGTGCTGGCGCTGCCGCATGAGATGAAAGGCAATGCGCCTGATCACAAGCGGCTGATGGAGCGGCGCGAGGACTATCCGGAAAACATCATTCCAGTCGACGGCCTGATCTTTGTGGCCGGCGCTGATGTCCAGCATTACGGCATCTATGTCGAATTCGTGGCCTTTGCAGAAGACCGGCAGTCCTGGACGGTGACCGCGCGGTTTCTCGAGGGCGACACGAGCGATGCAAGCGCCGGCGCTTGGGTCTTGTTGTCCGAGATCTACGCCGAGACATTCGAGGATGCCTTCGGCAATGTGCGATCGGTCGAGCGCATGGCGGTGGATGCCGGCGACGGCAACCGCGTCAACCAGGTGCTGGAATGGACCCGCAGACATGCGAACGCCATCGCCATCAAGGGCATGCATGGCCGCGGCGTTCCGGCCATCGGTCAGCCTAGCCGCAAGTCGATCCGCAAAAGCGGGCGCAAGAAAAAAAGTGGCTCGGCCATGAGTTGGCCTGTCGGCACCTGGGGCCTGAAGGGCACATTTTACGGCAACCTGCACAAGGTTGGCATCAAGTCCGGTGAGCCGGTTGATCCCGGCGGATATTGCCACTTCGGCACGTTTCTCGATGAGGAATATTTCAAGCAAATCACGGCTGAATATTTCGAACAGAAAATGGTCAACGGCAAGTTTCATGCGGAGTGGAAAAAGCGGCGGCGGGACAATCACTTTCTCGATTGCCGGATCTACGCCATGGCTTGCGCCGAACTGCTGGGCCTGTCGACGCTGACAAAGGATGGCTGGGCGCAATTGCGCAGCCGTTATGAAAACCAGACGCCGACCGACCTGTTCTCGGCGCCATCCGAACACATCAAGGCTGACGCCAGGCAAAAGGCCCAGACCGCCATTGAAAAGGAAACGCAAAACGATGGTCCAAGCAAATGGGCAAGGCGTCTGAACTGATGGCTGGTTCCGCAATCCGAAAAATATCCGGCGGTTCTGTGCCATCCGTTCCGCTGCCCGGATCGGACGCGGGAAGACCTGCGCCTGCCGCCAGCTATTTTCGTGACACGCGTTCCGGCGTCTTTGCAACACGACCGGTGGCCCTTCGCAATGCACGCGATGATGTGCGCCGCGCCTGGCCGCGTTCTGCAGCGCTTGCCATTGACCTGATGCAGAATTCAGGACGGCTTCGCGGCGCCGCCGATCAGGTCATCACCGACACGGTGGGCACCGGATTGTCGCTCAATTTCCAGCCGCGGTTCACTGGCACCGGAATGAGCGAGAGTGAACAGAAACAGTTTATCGAGGATGTCAAAACCTGGTGGCGGGACTGGTCGCGCAATCCGCGGGAATGTGATCAGCGCGGCAAATTCACCATTGCCCAGCTTATCGATATTTCGCTCCGCTGGAATATGGCATTTGGCGAAGTGACCGGGCTTGTCGAATTCATGCCCCGGGCGCATCAGCGACGGTACAATATCGAAAGCGGCACGAAGCTCTGCCTTGTGCCGCCGTCGCAGCTGGTACAGGAAACCAATGCACATACCGGATTGTTCCAGGGTGTCTGGCACGATGAGAACGGCCGGCCGAACGGCTATCGGTTCAAGGATCTGTCCAAAGGCTATGAGACCGTCAAGGATTATCCGGCCTATATGCGATCCGGCATGCCCTATGTGCTGCATATCTTTGACGCCGATGATGCGACATCCGTGCGCGGGATCTCGGTCATGGCCGCTGCGTTCCGCAAGCATATCCAGCATGAGCAGCTGGACGATGCAACCTTGCAGGCGGCGATCCTGCAAACGGTCTTTGCCGCAACATTGACCAGTGAAATGCCGACAGAGGATGCTTTGGCCGGGATTGAAGCGCTGAAAGACGCAGCCGACCATCAAAAGGGCACGCAGCTTCAGTCCGAGTATATCGACTATCTGACTTACAGTATGAAGGCTGCGGCAGAGAACGCGGTGCAATTCGGCTCGGACCCTCAAATCAATCACCTGGCGCCCGGCGAGACGTTCAATATCGAAACGGCAAAGACGCCGGGCGCGCAATATCTGCCCTTCTCGACCAATCTTGCAAGGGACATGGCGCGCGCGCTGGGTGTGACCTTCGGTGGGTTCACCATGAATCATGAGAATGCCACCTATTCATCAACGCGTATGGAATCGGCAACCATCTGGCCGATCGCCACACGGCGGCGCGAGCGTATTGCCAGCCCGATTTGCCAGAATGTTTTTGATGCTGGCCTGGACGAGCAGATCCGGCTTGGCCGTATCGCATTCGGTCCAGGCTACCGGTTCTTTGCAGCCCATCGCGCAGGCCTTTGCAGGGCTCAATGGCGCGGGCCGGCCAAACCTTCGGCGGACGATTACAAAAGCGCGCGGGCCGCTAGTGAACGACTGGAGAACGGCACGTCCAGCATCGATATCGAATGTTCGGAGATGGGCCAGGATCCCGACCAGGTGCGCGCCGACCGGCTGCGCGATCACCAATGGTATATCGATCACAATATGGCCTCGCCCTATGCGCGCGACACGTCGCAGCGTCCGGACCTGAAGGATGATGATCAGCCGAAAGGCGGAGCGCAGCAATGAGTGTCAGCAGTCAGATTGTCATCAACGGCGAGCAAATCGACATCACCATCCCTTGCGATGTGCTGGTCGCCCTGCGCAAGGCGGAAATGAAGATCGTGACCGGCAACCAGCGGCTGACCGTCCGTTTCGAAGAGGATGAGGTCACCTATGGCAAAGCCAATATTGCCGGGCTGCGGGAGTTGATCGGCCAGTATGATGGTTTGTGCCGGACGGCAAAAGGCGAAAAGCGTCGGCGTAGCGCCATCGGCGTGCGTTGGGGCTGAGGAAACACCATGACATTTCTGGCACATATTGCTGACAGGGTCATCAACCGGCCGCTGTTGATTACGCCTGGCAAAACGGCTGTCATATTGGAGGTTCTTTCCGGCCGCATGGGTGTTGTTGCGCCGGATGCCAGCCAGTTCGAGGGTGACCAGTTTTCAGCTGACGAGGACGGAACCAGGCGTTTCCATCCCTATCGCGTCACCGAGACCGGCGTTGCGATGATCACCATTGTCGGCACTCTGGTCAATCGCGGTGCATGGATCGGGGCCAATTCCGGCCTTGTGTCCTATGAGGGTGTCAAATACCAGATCCAGAAAGCTGCAGCCGACCCTGCCGTTCGCAGCATTCTGCTCGATATTCAGTCGCCGGGTGGCGAGGCTGTCGGCGCCTTCGAGGCCGCTGCGGTCGTTCGGCAAGCGGCGGCGCAAAAGAAAGTCGTTGCTGTTGTCAACGGCATGGCGGCCTCTGCAGCCTATGCCATTGCATCCGGCGCCAATGAGATTGTCACGATTGAAACCGGCATATCGGGCTCGATCGGTGTTGTTCTTCTGCACGTCGATTATTCGCGCAAACTGAATGCGGAAGGCATTACGCCGACGTTCATTTTTGCCGGAGCCACGAAGGTTGACGGCAATCCATTCGAGCCATTGTCAGACGCGGTGCACGCGGACCTGCAGCGCGAAACAAACAAGTTTTACGACACATTTTGCGCAACGGTCGCTCTGGGTCGCGGCAAACGCCTGACGGCCGATGCCGCCCGGGCCACCGAGGCGCGCACTTTGATTGGCCAAGAGGCTGTCGACATTGGCCTTGCCGATTCAGTTGGAAGTTTTGAGAGCGTCCTTGACGCATTGTCCCGCGCATCGGCCATGTCGGCCCGGCGCATATCGCCTAACGGAGGTTTGTCCATGAGCGATCAACCCGGCGCGCCAGCAGCCGATACAAATACTGGCATTTCACAGGCCAATCACGATCAGGCAGTCGCGGCTGCCCGGGAAGAAGGCCATGCGGCAGGGGCGCAAGCGGCAACCACCCGGCTTGCCGCCGCGCTTGGCGCCGATGGCATCAAAGGAGATGCGGCGCGCATGAGTGCAGCTCTGGATCTGGCCACAACGTCGCCGTCAATGACCGGTGAGCAGGTGGCCGCATTTGTCACCGGCAATGTCGCCAGCAGCAGTTCGCAGGCCTCCGCGGATCAGGTCCAGACCGCTCTGGAAAATGATCGACAGCCGCTTGGACTGGCAATGCCGGGCGGGCAGGTGAAAAAGGCTAAATCCAGCCTGAGCGGTTCTGAAATCTACAGCGCCCGGCGCGCAGGTGGGAGATAATCATCATGGAAACAAAAACCGAAGGACTCCATCCGCTGGAGTTTGTTCTGTCTGAGGGCAATGGCGCAATATCCCGGCAGTCAGTGG